ATGCTGCAGTCTGCATACCGTAACGGTGACCTAGACTTAGACTCTAATGGCAACTTCATTAGGGTTAACCCTGTACCTCAGTCTGAGTTCAGAGTTGAGGAAGGTTTTGAACCAGCGGAACCTACTGGCTTCAATGTCATGCGTGGCGACAAAGTTTTGTTCTCTACCCAGAACGAAGCAGAAGCAAAGGCCAAGGCCAAGACGCTTGGTGACTCAGCAGCCCCGACAATCAGTCAAGTAGACAAGTCCATCGCCAATGAACAGAAGACGCTCAGTGCGAGCCAGCGTTCGTTGGATGCTATGGAAGCCAATGGGCTATTTGGAACCCCTGAGTACAACAAGGCATCTGCCAAGCACACCGCTATGGTCGAAGAGTCAGCCAAGAAGGTTGGTGAGTTAAACAAGACAAAGGAATACCTCCAGCAGGAAGTTACGGTCAAGGCTGGCAAGAAGGCGGCAAACGTCAAGGCTTTCACCACAAAGGAAAAGGGCGTAAGCGAGAAGTCTTTTGCCACCCGTGAGGAAGCTCTTCAACACGCCATAGAGAACCACACTGTTGCCCGTTTAAACGAGATTGCAGCAGAGACAAAGTCTCCCGGCCTAAAAGCCCGCATCAGCAAGGAATTGGAACGCAGGAAGGGCACTAAGCCTTTCTTGGCTGCAGAAAAACCTGTACAAGAACCTGTACAAAAGCCTGCCGAAGAACCCTTGGTAACTACCCAAAAGGAGTCTATCAAGTCCAACCTCCTGCCAATGCTGAAGCGTTTTGGTCTGGGTGATGTAGCCTTAAAGATCGAAGCGGGGATGAAGGCAGAAGGCTCTTACGCTGGAAGCACTATCAAGGTAGCCCTTGACGCTAACAACCCGATTAGAGTCTTACGCCATGAGTCCCTGCACGGTTTAAAAGATCTGGGCTTCTTTACCAAAGGTCAGTGGGGAGTTCTGGAGAACCAAGCTGATAAGGTTTGGATCGACAAGTACCTCAAAGAGCGCAATATAGATGGTCGTCCTCTGGAGGCTGGGCAACAGTCCCGCTACGAGGCATATGTAGACCTGTACAAAGGTGATATGCAGGCTGTCCGTGAGGAGGCCATTGCCGACGCTTTCGGTGACTTTGATGTAAACGGCGCTCCTAAAGGGGTGTTTACCACTCTGCTGAACAAAATGCGTCAGTTCTTTGAGGCTTTGCGTAATTCGTTTAACGGTGCAGGCTACACAACATCCGACGATGTATTCGGCAAGGTTGAGCGTGGAGAGCTTACCGCTGGAAAGAAGGCTGCAGGCAAGGAGCGTTTAAGCGCAAGAGAACTGCAGAAGGGTATTGTTGCCGAGGTAGCTCCGAACCCAGACCAAGAAATTGCAGAACAATGGCGCACCATGTCTCAGGAAGACAAGCTTGCAACAACCAAGTCGGTCACCAACAAAGTCGTAAACAATGTTTTAAAAGAGATGGGCCTTGAGGGTTACAAGGTTGAGTACTCCAACGGAACATATTTAAATGAGCTTAACCCCAACATTCTAATAAACGCTCCAAAGAACGCATCTATTGATGAGTTGTCTGAGTTGGCAAATGTAATTGGTTATGTTTTAGACCAAAAGGCAATGATTGCTTACGACGAAAGCAACACATCGTCTGGGTCTCAGGCTGGTTTCGTTAAGGTTGATATCCCCAAAGGGATGAGCGATGCAGACTTGAATGGGCTGAGAAAACACATTGCTAAGGAAGTTCCACAGGCGGATTCAGATACGCTGCGTGGAGGATCTTTGCTGTACGGAAACTTCTCAGAATACAATGACAAGGTTTCTACCCTTACAGACGAGCAATATCGTAAGGCGATACTAGATTCTGTATCAAATTTTGAGTACGATGGAATCATTGATGTCTCTGACGTTCACAAGTTTCATAGTGACTTTATTCAGCCCGATAACAGGCAAGCTTATTTAGAAGGAACACGATATGGCACAGGTGAGAGAGGTAATCGTACCGAAGGGGCAGATGTTCGGCGGATCGGGCGTAGCAACCTTGACAACATATCCACGGACGCAATCAACCTCCGCAACCGCTGGATCGAATCAGCCGCTAGACCTAAACAACCTCCCGTTCGACCCAGCCGAGGAAGCGATGAAGGAATCAGCCTTGGAGAAAAACAGAAAAATGCCTTAGCCTTTGACGGCATCCACTATGGACGGAGTAAGACTCCAGTCCTAATGGGTAGCATGTCTGGTTCGGGGCTTAAAGGCGCTGAGAAAGATCGCCTATCCGAATCCTCTGACGGAAGAATTAAGAAGCGGGCTTACTTCTACATAGAGAGACCAGACGGCTCAATGCCGATGGTTGAGTCTGGCGTTGGGAATCAGGTACACACACAAAGTTTAAACAACATACTTGGCCCCGGAGCGGAGATGCGTCGCATCAGCGCAGCTTCTAAGGGTGACTTCAACAAGTTTGAGTCTGGTGTTGTAGATGCTGGATACGACGGATACGCATCCCCAGATATGGGAATGATGGTTATCCTTAACCACGATGTTCCTACCACCTACCAAGGCACAGTTGCAGATCTTAAAGCGTCTGGTAAGTTAGAGAAAAACCGTATCATTGAAGAGCGCAAGAGCCTTCGCAGTGATAGAAATTCTGGAAAGTTTAGCCCAGAAGAAGAAACTATTAGCACACGCAAACCAACTTCTGTTAACCCTACAGAAAACCCCGATACAGATAAATTGAACGTTGGGGTTGGTGTTGTCAAAGAAGATCTCAAACTTCTAGCAAAACACGCAGATCTTGTAAGAAACGATCCATTGATGGGTCAGTTTAAGTCTGACTCCGACGAAGCAACTATAAACCATTTTGTTGATGCGTTGAAAGATAACCTTTTGTATCTATGGAATGCAACACCAAAAGACATTCGCAACCGCAGCAAGAATTGGTACAAGGGCGCTAACAAGATAGCCAGCACCCTAGCCGAAGCTGCTGGAATTTCAAAACGTTCAGCGTCTGGTGTATTAGCTGCTCTTAGCCCACAAACCCCTTGGGATGTAAATGTTAGCCAAGCTGCACGAGTAATTACTATTTGGAAAAACCATCAAAATACCGTTGCAGACAGTGCAATGAAGAATTGGTTTAACTCAAAAATTAACGAGATAAAGCAAAAGGGCAACCCTGAAGAAATGCTTCGCATCCGCAATGCAATTAATGGGAAGTCTTTTAAAGATGTTGAAGGCACTGGATTGCAACCTTGGTGGCTACGTGCCTATGATGAAACTCATCACAGCCGAGAGTATCACTTGGTTGCTCCAGAGGGTAAGTCTGCTGGAGTTATGACCAAGAAGGATGGCGAACCATCCAATATACCTTGGGGTAACACTAAGAATATTGAAAAAGCGTTGTCTATTTTAAACGACGACTCATTAAAAAATATCAGTGATCAAATGGGTGACGCACATAAAGTTCGTTCCTTTTACAACAATATCGTGTATCCTGATTCCCCTGATGAGCATGTAACAATTGACACTCATGCCGTTGCTGCTGCACGGTTTGAACCTCTTGGCGCAGGTTCACCGGAAGTAAGGCAAGCTTGGCTTGGGCAAGGCTCTAGTTCATTGCATGGTCAGAACGGACTGTACGGAGAATATGCCGAGGCTTATCGTCGTGCAGCAAAAGAAGTTGGTGTATTGCCTCGTGAGATGCAATCAGTTACATGGGAAAAAGTTCGAGGACTATTCCCTGACACATTTAAAACGGAAAAGGCTGTAAACAATGTTAAATCCATTTGGAAACAATCCCAAAGCGGAAAAATCACAACAGACGAAGTCCGCGCTCGAATCACGGACAGTTCCCCAAACAAAGACCCAAGCTGGTCTAGAGTACCCATTCAATCTGCTAAAGACACTGGGATTACCTCCAACGAGGTGGAACCAACAAGTGGCACTGTACGGGGAACAGGAACCTCCGGAAGAGCCGATGTTGTAAAACAAAGTCTCCGCACTAACGTAACAGAAGACATTAAGAACATGCCCAATGGGGCAGCTATCTTTGCAGCTATTAACCGCACCACACAGACTCGCCAAGAGGTTGGATTCATTGAGCGTCTTACAGAGGCTTTGGCCCCTGAGTCTTTCAGCTACCTGCGCCAGAAGGGTCTTGATCGTTACAACCGATTGAGCGATGTAGAGAGATTGGTAGCCAAGAAGATGGGTGGGGTTGAGCGTTTAGCTGATTCCAATGCCCACGCTGCTGCGCTTCAGTCTGATCTTGCCGCTGGTGTTGCTGCATCTGCACTGGGTGTAGGAGACCGTATCGGCGGCATCCCTGTATACAAGGATGGTTATACAACTGTCAGCAATGAAAACGGAACCATCAAAGGTGCTGTAGCTATATTTGCCCCATTAGCCCGTTACGGTGATCCTAAAATGTATCAGGCGTATCAGTTCTGGGCTGCGTCCAAACGCGGTAAGCGACTTTTGGCGAACGGTAAGGAAGAACTGTTTACACAGCAAGACTTTGCTTACGCAAAACAATTGGAACAAAAGTACCCAGAGTTCGTCAGTGTCCAGAAAGACTGGATCAAGTACAACGACGGCTTGGTTAAATACGCAGTGGATACAGGCGTTATCTCTGCACAGAACGCAGCCGAATTCGTCAAGTACTCAGACTACCTGCCCTTCTACCGTCAGATTGATGGGGAGCGCACCATCGGGCCAAACATCTTCCAAAGCATCTCTGGGGTTAAAGCGCCAAAGAAGATTACTGGAAGCGATGCTCCATTGGCTGACTTCCTTGAGACAGTTGTCCGCAACACGCAGGCAACGATTCAAGCTGGTATGAAGAACGTGGCAGCTAAGAAGGCTGCTGATGCTGGTGTTTTCATAGGTATGGTTCAGAAGTTAGACAACGTCTCATCCTCTCCAAACACAATTACCATCTTGGAAAAGGGACAGAAGGTTTCCTACGAATGCGCTGACCGGCTCTGGGTTGATGCTGTAAGCAGTTTAAACCTGCCTGAGTTGCCATTCCTAAGCATCTTTGCCAAGCCAGCAGACCTTCTGCGGAATTTAATTACCAAAGATCCGGGCTTCATGCTGGCTAACTTGATGCGTGACTCTGTATCTGCATACGTTACAAGCGGTGCAAAGATTACCCCGCTCGTTTCAACGATGAAAGAGTTTGGCAGCGTCCTGATGAATAGTTCTCCTGAGTACCAGAAGCTACTGAGCGCAGGTGTTCTTGGTGGATATGAGTTCTCCCGTGATATTGAGGCAAGCACAAGCGAGTTTGCCAAAGACATCCGTAAAAAGACCGGAACAAAGACAACATTTGAGACAGCCGCCTCTCCATTTACACTCTTCTGGGGCGCTCTGGAAAAAGGTACAACAGCGTCTGATGCTGCCACCCGCATTGCAATCTACAAGGCAACCCTTGCTGAGACAGGCAATGAGGCAGAGGCTCTGCATCGTTCTTTAGAGGTGCTTAACTTTAACCGCAAGGGTAGCTCCGCAGTAGTCCGTATTGCAGCCGCCGTCATCCCATTCTTGAACGCTCGTGTTCAGGGCTTAGATGTGTTCTTCCGCTCCGGCATCCGTCCGTTCTTTAATAAAGACGCTACAGCTATGGAGAAACAAGTCCAAAAGGCTATGTTTATCCGTGGATCAACCATCATGGCTATGAGCGCCATGTACGCCGCAGCTATCGCTGGTAACCCTGACTACGAAAATCAAGAGGAAGAGGTCAAGGACAACAACTGGATCATCCCGCTTGGCGAAGGCAGAGCACCTTTGAAGATTCCAATCCCATTTGAGGTTGGTACATTGTTTAAGACAGTCCCTGAGCGTATCTACCGCAGCTTCTATGGCATGGATACCAACAAGGATTCTGCCGAAGCAGCAAAGAGAGCTTTGTCGAACACCTTTGGCATAAGCCCATTGCCTCAGTTTATAGCCCCTTACTACGAAGTAAAGTCAAACTACTCTCTGTTTACAGGTAGAGAGATTGTTTCTGGAAACATGAAAGATGTAGCCCCAGAGTACCAAGTTGGAGCAAATACATCTAAGGTGGCACAGGAATTGGGCATGGCAACAGGTATGTCTCCAATGAAGCTTGAGTATTTATACAAGGGCTACACAGGAACAATGGGTATGTATGCCTTGGATCTTCTTGATGCATCCATCACCTCACTTATGCCAGACAGCGGTGTGCAAAGAGCATCCAAACGCTTTGAGCAGATGCCTGTCATCAAGCGGTTCTTTGCAGACCCAGAGGCTAGGGGCAAGATCACTGCGTACTACGACCTAAAGAACTCGGTTGACTCGGTTGTGCGGACGGTGAACTTCCTTGAGAAGAGCAATGACCCAACTATTGCTCAGTACGTAGAGAAGAATGCAATGCTGTATGCGGCTAAAGACTTCATCAACGATCTGAACAAGCAGATGCAGGACTTGCAGGATCAGGCAAACATGGTTCGCTCTGCAGACATCCCGCCTGATGAGAAACGAGAAATCCTGCTTGAGATTACGAAGGCTCAGAATTTACTGGTGAATGATATACGGGCGATCCGAAAAGTCATACAGCCTTAATCTTCTCATTCTCAAAGAGCCACCCGATCGTGGCTCGATGAGCGTCCTCCCACATGTTTAAACGCTCCTCGCGTGACATGTTCTTGCCTTGGTCTAGCTCCGTGTGGCACTTGTAGCATAGTGCCGCGATACGGTAATCGTCAGCCTTGAGACCCCTGCCTTTCCCATCCCTCATCTGATTGGAGTGGGCTGCGACTATGGTTCCATCCATAGCACCGCAGTATTGGCAGGGGCAGTCTCTGACAGACTTCAGGAGTTTGTCACTCCGGTACATTCTTCTTCTTTTTCTTGATGGCTACGATACCCTGCTGCTCCTCGGCTTTGAGTTCTCTAGTCTCCATGAACTTGTCAGCTATATCAAATGCCGATTCCACTATGCGTATGTCTTCTCGGCCCCGCATCAGCAGTCCAGCCATAGCAAACATTGCAGCCAAGTCTCTTAAATTTGTGTCGTGATCAGTCAATTGAACATCTCCTTTGGTGGTGCATCTGACATAACTTCTTCCATGTTGTGTTTATGCAGGGTATCAATTAACCCTGCCATCTCAAAGCTGTCGGTGTTTGCACCCATAGTTAAAAAAGATTCCCCGTCTGTGTAAATCAGTACGCATTTAGTTCCAGAATCCGGGGAATGTGCGGCAGTAACGAGAGCAAGCATCCTTAAAAAGCTTGTGTAAACATCTCTGTCATCCCTTTCCTGAAGCTCTTTCACAACCTCAACAATGGCTTCTATAACATTCATTTGCTTGCCTCCCATATCAGCCTCCGTATCTCTACCATAGAATCTTTGAGATCGCCCTGAAGCTGCTCGATGTGATCATGCTGCTCCTGCATCTTCCGGTAAGACTCATATGCAAACTGCGCTAAGTTTTCATTACTCCATGCAGAAAAGTTTGGTGTGTCGCTATTATTTGGTGTGTAGAAAAGAGTTTGAAATCTTGTTTTAACCATGTTTGCCTTTCGGTCTAGGACAGTCTTCAGGTGGAACAATGGCACACCATACAGCATGTGGTGGTTCATGCTTTACTGGCTTCCATCTGTCAATGTAGGTATCAGGCATCTCCCTTAAAGCGTTCCTGACGGAGTCAGGCTTCAAGTCAAGCCACTCTGATATCTCAATAGATGTAAGTCCATCATGGTACTTATGCAGCAACCTACGAATGTCGGGATGCCTTGATTTACTCACTACGCCATCCCTTCATTGGCTTAATGAACCCTGCCATAGGGATAGGAAAATGAGCATAGGGTGGCTCATCAAAGAAAACACGAGTCCGCAGGGAGTTTGTGTCTTGGTGAAAGTTTTCAGGGCACTGTTCCTGTAGCCTTGAAATAAAATCATTGAGTCGGATGTTGACCGTTCCTTGGTAGAAGTCACCAATCTTTGGTCTCACCAAATCTTTTAACTGAGTCTTATGGTACTGTGTAAACATACTATCTCCTATGTGCTGTGTCCGTGGCTTTTAATTTTGAATGCATCGGTAGACCCTGCTCTTACAGGTTCACTCTTCTCAGGGATGTACACCTGACCATCCTTGACATGATTGAATGTGCGAGGTGCTGCCGTGTTCTCTGTGCGCTCCATGAGAAGTGGGCCATCACCAAAGTGCTTGTACCTATTCTTATTGCTAGGTGTAAATGGGATTGAACCAAGAGATGCTAGTCTGTTTACACGCATAGCTTGCTTCTTCATAAGGTTAGGATTGCCTGCTGCTAGTTTCATCGTGCTATCCATACTGCTTCACCGCCGGTTCCCTCAAACTCTCCAGTGTTTAAACGAATGTACTGTTGCCCTTCTACACCAGCGGACTGAACGTAACCTTGGATGCCCCAGTCCTTAATCTCTGTTACTACTACCATGCAGGCTCCAAACATTTCTTTGCTTGGGTCTACCTGTACTATGTCTCCTACTTTAATCATGTGTTGTTTCCTCTCCAAATATTGATTGCACGTTTAAGCGCGTACCACAGACTCCGCTGCATAAGCTGCTGTTTTAAACGCTCGTTCTCCAGCATCAACTCACTGTTATGCGTGGACATTAGGTTCCATGCTTTTTGAATGTCTTCTTGTGTCATGTGTTCTTCTCCTTTAGCCATTCTTGAATGCGAACAAATGCAACTAAATAATTACCATTCTCAGCAAGCCGTGTGGCTTCCAAGAATTGCGCCTCCGTCAGCCCCACCCAAGGGCGTTGTTGTGGTGTGGTGTAGATTTCCGTCAACTTTTTAGCTTTCGGATTACTGTCAAAAAAATGATAAACATCTACAATTTTGTTTGCCCATGCGTCATTGGGAGTGCGCCCAAAATTCTCATTGGTTAATTTGTCTAATTCTCGTTCTATAAGTTTCAAACAAATTTCGTGAATTTGAGCCGATGGGGGCAAGTTAAATTTGTTACTATATGAGCAGTCACACTGGCCCGCTGGATACGCTGGCATATTGTGTACAGCGCAGTCGGAATCATGTGGGCAGCAACGGTACTCAGGCTCTTGTGCTGGCTGTGCTGCGAGTTCTTTGCCTCGATGTACCCCACTCATGTACGCAATGGTCAATTCATCGCCGTTGTCAGGCTCTTGCTGTGCCAAGGCTGCTTCAATGGCTGCAATTGCAATGCTTGTTTGCGGATAAAAAACCGTATCACCTAATTTCAACGCATAAAGCGCAAGTTTCAATGCTTCGTCTTTCATATCTGCCACTCCTGCGCTATTGAACACCAGTCCGTAGGCCATGCACCGATAATGGTGTAGCCCTGCACAATGTCTTCTGTAGGCTCTCCCATCTTGTAGTAATGGTTTGGCCTAAACGACATGAGTTTCTCGTCATGGTGCTGAAGTTCAACTGTTATCCTTTTCCCTCTTCTTAGGGTTGCGGGTAGTTCTTTGATAATTTTCATTCCACCACCTCCTGCTTTGCAGTCAAAGATTCCAAGCGTTTAATCCGTGCCACGTTGTAGGCCACGATCGCGGTGTGGTACTCCATGCTTGATTGATGGCGTAGCTTGGTGCGCTGCGCTTGTATCAGTTCCTCGGCGATCAGTTCGGCAGGGGTCGGCATTGTGTAGTGGTCTTTTAGCCACGCCCATACGTTTTTTAAGTGGTTCATTTTGTGTTCTCCTTTATCCGTGTTTCAAACAAACGCAACACCATTTCACGGAACAAAGGTTGGTATTGGCTCTGTCGGTAGGCATTGAGCAGGTGGCTGTCTTCCATATCCCTAACGGGTATTTCCCTGCCATCTTTTGTTTTCCATACCTCCGTCCAAAAATTGCGTCTTGCTTCTCGGTCTTCCCAAGCACGTTCTGCAAGGGCAATATCGCCAGCCATTTCGTCGTAATACTCGCTCATTTTGTTTCTCCTCTTGCTCGAATAAATGCTGCTACGGTGTGCTTGTCGAACCCATGCCATTGCTCCCATTGTTTTGCAACCTTCTCACGCTCGGCTTCAGCGACTAGGACGGCAAAGGCTTCAAGGTCTTCTGTGTTTGCTTCCCATTGAACGCCATATTGACTGCTCATCGTAATGCCAGCCTGTCTAGCCATGTCCATTAGTTCTTGGTTCATGCAACCTCCTACTTAATCTCAATGTCAGGGACAATGGATGCTGGCTTAAAAATTACACGGTAGTGGTACGTGCTTACCTTCACTGGCTCCAACTGCTCGACAAAGAACGTCACGTTGTCCGACAGCCCAAGAAAATGCTTCTTGTATGTAGTCGGCCCTGTCTTGCAGGTCAGTGAAAGTTCTCTCGCCTTGTCGTAGTTGCCAAGCGAACATAAGCCCTCAATGGTCATCATGTAGTCGCCCGTTACGCCGTTGTAGAAAACTACACGCCGTGAGACCTCGAAGTTGTCAGCGGCTTTGCTCATGTTTTTCGATGCGATGTCAGCATCAGATTGGCAACCCACAATAACAAAAACGGGGAATACCATTATTGCTGCCATTGCGCCGCAAGCTATCGTTTCTTTTAAGTTCATTTTATTTCCTCGGTTTTTGGATACTTTAAATTCTGTGCGTAATTTTTGGCTTGTTCGTAAGCGGCTTTTTTATCAACGTCGCCAACCCAAAAACGCCTTTCATACTCCCAGCCAATGTCATACCAACATTTTGTTTCGACAATCCATTCACCATCTGCGTCTAACCGTAGTCGTACTCTCATGCTTCTCTAGCCTCCATCATTGCGTCTGCGTATTTGTACGCTAGTTCTGCTATTTCAGAAATGCCCATTGCAATTTCTGCGTCCGTCAATATCCCCTGCAAAGCCTTGGCTGCAAAGTAATCACGCAGGGTCATGCCTGTGTTCATATTTGGAACTGGAAATGCCAGTGTGTCGCTTCTGTTTATCAAGTATTCTTTCATTTGAATATGCTCCTTGTTAATACAGTTTTAGTTGGTTCGCACTGCTTAGACTGCGCCTTGGTGCTGCTGAAGTAGCCGATGGCAAAGCAGATGGCGGCAAAGACCCCTACACACTTAACAAACGTCATCAGGTTGTCCCAAAACCGCTCGAACACTGTTGGGGTTTCTTCGTCTTCAACCAATTGAATTCTTATCTTGCTCATTTCTTTCTCCAAAAAAATGTTAAACTTTTTCCCCGTCTTTGATGTAAGACTCAGACATCTTTTCCCCGATCCAGTAGCCATCTTTGTTTAAACTCATGCCGATCTCAGTCATCTCTTCGTGAGTTCTGCATCGTCTATCTACACCGTAGCTGCCTGTGCGGTGTTTATCAAATGCTCCAGTGCTGTTGAAGTATTCTTTACAGCCTTGGCACTGATTCCTATTTCCCTTTAACAACTTCATTGCTTGCCTCCTGCATAGTTTGTTTAAACAATTCGTCGCAGATTAACTCTGCAAAGGATTGACCGCTAGGGAATCGGATCTGAGACGCAGTGTTTGACTTAACAACATCCGCAGCCTTACTGATTCCATCATTGAACCCTGACACATACTGACTGTCTGTAGCCATACGCATCAAGATCCCCTCACGAATAACTTTAGCCATCGTTACCTTCTTCTGCTTAGAGAACTTCTTCAATCGGATGTGTTCATCCTCATTGAGGTAAGTCATAAAGGGTTTTAGTTTTTTAAAAGGCAGTGCCATTTGTTTTCCATTCTTCAAATTCAACCAACAGACTGTCAAAAGCTTTCTTCGCCTCATCTTTGCCATTGAGTTCTGTTCTAGACTCAATCTTGCAAAGACCACAAAGCAACTCAGCGGTTTCATCTTCTGACAACGGTTTGCCTGAGTAGATCTCTTCCATAAACTTTTGGAAGACATGACTGCGACATAGGATGCCTGCAATCGTTACTCGGTTCTTGTAATCTGTGTGAGACTCATCATCTTTAATACGAGCCAAGACACACATGTAACGTGCCCCAACAAAATCACGAAGCAGTTCTTCGGGAGCCTCATCGGGATGTAGAGATAGAGTCAAAACAAAACCTGTTCGATCTTGTTTCAACGCCACTTTCCTGCATTCAAATTGCAGTGCCATGATCAGAAGGGAATATCTTCTTCAGGAAACTCTTGGGCCTGTGATTCTTGACGAACACTGCCGCCTTGTTCTTGTGGAACAAAACGATTCACAGCTAAAGAAAGAAACGTGCGACCATTCTTGTCTTCACGTTTCCATCCGCTTAACTTAATGATGGTCAGTCCATCTTCTGTTTTGATCGCAGTCAAGTCTTTAAGGTTTACACGAATCTCACCCCAGTAGTCAGGAGACTTAGGGTTGTTCTTTGTGGTCTGCTTGTTAAGAGAGCCGGAATCGGGAAGTGGTTTGTAGGGAGTGTTGTATGTAGCCACGATTTATCCTTGCAAGGTTTTTTTGATTTCAGAAAATTTAGTAAGAACCTGAGCGTGAAGTTCAGGGTGTGTTTGCTTCAGCGAGTCAAGCTGCAGCTTATTGCTTGCCCAGTAGCTACTGAGTTCTGCAACGGTGGAGCAGGTAGATGTGAACTGAATCATCATCCCTGCAAATGCGTTACGGCTTGCGTCACTGTTGTCCCACTCGGCGGGTTGGACAGCAACATGCTTCATCTTGGCAACAGGCTTTGTTTCCTTGATCTCGGCATCTACATCCGTCTCAGGCAAGTCTTCACCTGCATAGATATACAGGCCAAGTCCGTGCATGGCAATCGCCTTAACCAAGCAGCGCATGATGGATGTGTTTACATCAAACGAGTTAGGTGTAGGGATTGGTTTGTTGCGGAAATCCAAGACAGGCAACATACAAGTCATAGGCTTATCAAACATGGTGACGGTTACCCATACCATGAACGAGTTACCTACAAACATCAGAGGTGTTCCATCAAACATCTCTACCTTGAAGTTGGCCTTTGGATCAGCCTTTAGCACCTCTGCCCAAGCCCATGCCCATGACAGGTAGGTAAGACCATTCTTCTTCTCAGTATGGTCATTGACGTTTATCTTTAAAAGATCAGTTTGATCCATTTTTTTCTCCTTGATATTGCTTGCACCACTCTGCAACTCCGCAGTAGTTTCCTGCACACCTGCGGGGTTCTCCGAGTCTTGTTTCGACATATCCTTTTTCCTTTTCTGCCATTTCCTTGGCTTCTTGCTCACTGGTTAATACACGAATCGCAGTCTTGCGACCCTCTCTCTTCACGGCAAATGTCGTTTCCGACATCCAACGTTCTTTGTCGGAGCAGGGAGGTGGTTCCTGTCCGAAGTCCATAACCATCTTTGCTTCCTTGTGAGCGTTTAAACGGTTACGGATAAATTCTTGTGCCTCGGTTGCACTCCACAAAGGGATATCAACAATCACAATAGAAGCTTCGGGGTAGTTCTCACCTGTCTTATTGCCGCTCCAGTCACGTAGGAAGGCACAGATCTTTAACCCAACAACCCGCTCCTTCTTTACTGTCTCAACGAACCACTTATACATATTGAGTTGTTGAACCCACTCGGCCTTTTCGTTCATCACCGACCACACAGAGGTGACCTTGTAATCCCAAACGATTGTTCCTGCGGGGATGCGCTCTTGGATGTCGATAGCACCGCTGATGGTTGTCCCATCGATATCTGCATAGAGACGTTCCTCGTAGGTGCAGTTCTCAGGCATCACGGTGTCTTCCATCACCTTATGCAGTGCAGTCCCAAGGAAAGTGTACATCTTGTCAGAGATGTCCATCTCCATCCTGTCGTTGTACTGTTCTCGTAACAGTGCAACTTTAGGTGGTGTCAAAAGACCTGTGACACTATAATCAGACTTGCCTTTGGTGTAATCGTCTCTAGACATTGCTCTCACTAAAGCTATTGGTAGGTCGTATTTGTTTGTAACTCTCATTCATCTCTCCAAGGTTGTTTATGATTCCCGAACACAATGATAGTGATGTTATCACAGAAAAGCAAGCGATATCAATAATTATTTTTGGTGAGCCTGCAAGTAAGGCAAGGCAGGTGTTTATCTATGCTTTGGTTGATCCAAGAGATGCAAATGTTCGCTACATTGGAAGATCTTTTGTTCCCGAAGATAGGTACAAAAGGCATTTAATAGACAAGTCTGAAACGCACAAGACCAGATGGATTAAGCAACTTAAAAGTGTTGGGTTGCAACCAGAATTAAAAATTTTAGATGTTGTAAGCGAACAACAATGGTCAGATGCTGAACGTCAATGGATGTCCAAATACAAAGATTTAACCAATAGCTGCGCTGGCGGTTATGGAATTTTGTGCCCATCGACAGAGACACGTATGAAGATGAGAAACAAAAAGCTAGGGCAAAAACAAACAGAAGAACACCGAGCAAGAGTTTCTGCTGCACACAAAGGAAAGAAAAAACCTTTAAGAACGGCAGATCACAAAGCAAAATTATCAGCTTCTGGGAAGCAGGTAGTTAGGACACAAGAATGGAAAGAAAAACTCATCAAATCGAGGATGCTTCGTAAGCCACGCTCTAACTCAGGCTACAAAGGAGTTTGCTTTGACAAAAGAAGAGGAACATACGAGGCTTACATTCAAAAAAACAGTAAGAAAATTCAATTAGGGAGATTTTCTTCTGCAGTGGATGCAGCATTGGCGTACAACAATGCAGCCATAAATTTTGGTTGGCCTATTGAGGGTTTAAACAAACTATGAATAAAGTAAGTTTTACGATACTGGGGGAACCAGCCAGCAAGAGCAACTCACGTCGTGTAGTGAGGTTTGGGGGGATGTCTCGCCTGATCAAGTCTCAGAAGGCGTTGAACTATGGCGATGCTTTTTTACAACAGTGCGAGAAAATTCCTGTCCTGATGACCGGAGACTTGAGGGTTACTCTGCACATTTGGTACGCCTCACGCAGACCTGACCTTGATGAGAGCCTGATCCTAGACCTTATGCAGGGGCTAATCTACGAGAACGATCGTCAGGTTAAGGAGAGGCATTGCTACTGGCATCTAGACAAGGAAGAGCCGAGGGCGGAGATCTTGATTGAGTCTATAGAAGATGTCGAGCCAAAAAAGAAGCCCCGAAAGACGCAAGCCAATCGGGGCTAATCAAGGAGAGGAGAGCTACATGAACAACGTAGCGTTTAAATTATACGGCATCCCTCAAAAATATATTTTCAAAAAGCTGTTGACATCCTAAAAAATCATGTACACTGCGAACAGTTGCCGTAGGAAGTGACTAGCGAAAACCGTTTACTCATGCCTCTTCTACCTTCGGGTAGTTCCTACAGGGGGCAGTAGTAAGCGGTTTTTTTTTACTTTTTTTGGAGGGAAAGCTGCCATCAATGTGGGTTCATCCACGAGCGGCAAGTACCTCCACCACATTTTGGAGATGAACACATGACACGAACTGAATACCGCAAAGCCCAACGAACCCGCATTGCTGCAGAGCAATCTGCAATTGCTAGAGAACTAGGCTTACCAAAAGGTCTTATTCAGTTTGCAAAGCGTCACGGTGTTTTGCCGGAAGCGATTCGCAATGAGCGTTTGAAGTACCCATACCCTATGTAAGCTGGGTTTTAAACCGTACTCCACACGATAGCAAGCGTTCAACCTGACGGCGTGGAAGAAAAGGGTACACGGTATGCGACTGTGTGATTGATGATGATGAGTGTGCAGACTGATGCACGATGGGCACAGGTAGCCATCCCTGTTTTCTCTGTAATCGGTTACGGCTGCTACATGCGGCTGAGGATTACAAGCTGGATTTCAGTACCAGCCATCATCATCAATCACATAGGCTAGGGGGCAGTTCCCGAACAATCCGTGCGACTGGTCTTATATGCAAGTCGAGGGGTGCAGCTAACGCTGCCATGCATATGCCGATAGGCGGTGAAACCAATCTCCTCCTTACTCCATCCTTACATGGGGTAGGGGGGTCTTTGGGTGAAAATAAGTACATAGCCCCTCAAGGGGCTTACAGGGATTAACATCAAGGAGAACAAAATGGATCTTGCACAATTGCGGTCTGATTGGGATAGGATTAAGAGTGGTGATGGTGGGCATTGCCCTGTCTGTGATAGATGGGGAAAGATATACCCAAGGGGTATCAATAGAACGATGGCTAGATCTTTGATTTGGCTTGCAGCTAAGAGCAACGAGGGTAACTGGGTTGATGTTCCTAACACTGCCCCTGCTTGGATTCTGCGTTCAAACCAACTACCGACTTTGCGTTGGTGGGATATGGTTGAGAGGAACGATACAGAGAAAAGTTCAGAGAATAAACACTCCGGAATGTGGCGTGTAACTACCTATGGCAAACTGTTCGCAGAAAATAAAATTGATGCACCCGACAAGGTGTTTACATACAATGGTGAAGTCGTTGGGCGAAGCATCAACATGACGAAAATCACCTCATGTTTTGAGTACGATTTCGACTACGATGAAGTCTTCCATACTTTCAATTCCTTCTATTCGGAGTAGCCATGACACGAAACTATAAACAAGAATACAAGACACAAGTTTCAAGAGATGAACACCCCGACCGAATGGAACGACAGCGAGCAAGACGCAAGCTTGACGCTAAAGGCGTAAGCCGTGCAGGTAAAGATGTAGCCCATGTGAAAGCCCTGTCCAAGGGCGGCACAAACAAAGATGGGATTACATTGCAGACACCTGCAAAGAACCGAAGTTTCCCAAGAAAATCTAACGGTTCAATGAAATGATCACAGAGCAGCTAGTGAATGCCGCTAAGGGCGGCAGGATTACCTGTCCTTACTGTTCCTCCGATAGGAAGAAATCTACAACTAAAGACATGACCGTTTCCAATAGAGAAGACGGCGCAGTTGTTTACCATTGCCACCACTGCTCTGCCAGTGGTTCAATACAGCCCACCAAGAAATTAACTCTCGTCAAGGAGAAGAATGTGCCAGTCGCTATAACCGTTGAACAAACAAACCTACAACCATTCCACTACGACTACCTACTGTCTCGTGGTATTTCAAAACCAACCGCAGACAAGATGAAGCTGTTCGGTGCAGATAAATTCTTTGCCAAGCTAGAACGAAACTCAGATGCCATTGGCTTCCCATACTACCGAGAGGGTAAGTTGGTGGCGGTTAAATACCGCAGCTTCCCTGATAAAGCGTTTACACAAGACGCGGGCGGGGCACATGATTTCTTTGGGATTGATCTCCTTGAGAAGGGAAAGCCCATCATCATTGTCGAAGGTGAGATTGACTGCCTTACCCTAATGGAAGCAGGTATACCAAATGTGGTGTCAGTTCCAAGCGGCGCACCTATCAAGGTTGCAGACGGCAAGGTAAAGCCTGAAGAAGACAAGCGGTTCGGATATATATGGAACGCAGAGGAGTATTTAAACGCAGCACCCTATGTGATCCTTGCCACAGATCAGGATGTTGCAGGTCAGGCATTAGCCGAAGAGTTGGCTAGGCGTATTGGTAAGGACAAGTGCAGACTTGCCAAGTTCCCCACCAAGGATCTCAATGAGTTGTATTTGAGTTTTAACGACCCGACTACGCAACACAACGACCCGACACGGAAAATACAGGACATCAAGGATGTACTCGACGCTGCCGTAGCCTACCCCGTCGCAGGCTTATCGCAGGCCGACACCTACAAAGACCGTTTAAACGACCTCTTCTCCAAGGGCACGGGCAAGGGGTCGTCAACCGGCTATGCCTCGGTAGATGCTGTTTACACAGTGGCAACATCCCAACTCACCGTGGTCACTGGCTATCCCTCATCGGGTAAGTCCAACTTCGTGGATCAGATTATGGTCAACCTAGCACGGACAAACGACTGGAAGTTTGCTGTCTGTTCCTTTGAGAATCAGCCTGAGATTCACATCTCCCGACTGATGGAGATGTACACCAAGAAACGATTCTTTGATGGCAAGGAACGCATGACCGCTGAGGAGAAGGATAAGGCGTTTAAATTTGTCAACGACCACTTCATCTTCATCGACCACAGCGGAGAAGAACCATCAACCCTAGACTCCATCATTGAGCGCACCAAGGCGGCTATTCGGCGCATGGGTGTGCGTGGTCTAGTCATTGACCCATACAACTACATTGACCTAGTGCGTGATGGATTGACCGAAACAGAGGCCATCTCCTCCATGTTGACCAAGGTACAAAAGTTCATCAAAGCCTTCGACATCCACTGTTGGTTCGTTGCCCATCCATCCAAGATCCAACGAGCGGGTGTGGAACAGCCTCGCCCTGACGGTATGAGTATCAGCGGATCGATGGCGTGGTGGGCAAAGACCGACAACGGCATCACAGTCCACAGGAAGATCGACCATGTAGAGATCGCAGTATGGAAGTGCAGGTATCGGTGGGTGGGTACACAGGGGGAGACTACCCTGCTCTACAACAAAACATCAGGCACATACTCAGAGAATCTAGACTCGTTTTAGCATTTAAACAGTTAATTTTTTGTGGGGTTACGGGTGAGGTTACAGACGTTACAAGGGTGCAAGCCAATGTTTATGCGGGTGTAGTGTTTAAACAAAATGCTCATCCCGGTAGTTCCGGGAATCGAATTAGCGTTTAAACATCAGCGCGGTACTTAACCGGTAGCTCACCAGATGAGCTTCAGTCTTTCTTTCTAGTAAAGATTTAAACAAGAAAAAGGGCAGGTAATTCCTGCCCTTCTTACTTTGCGCTGAAAACAGCCCTATGCAGCGTCTCGTAGCACCCTAAATAATAGGGCAGTCCATCCTGCATTCGGGCGATATGCCAAACCTTATTGAAGTAGATGTACTTACCCCTCTTGGGTGGAACTTTGACCACTTCCAACAAGATGGGGTACTTCGACTTAGCGGCTCGGACATACGGACAGTCAATCGCCTTGACTTGTGAGAACACTATTGCAGATCTCTGCGTAGCGGTTGAGATGGTCAGGCTCAAGGTAGTTTTTAATATCCTCAAGCAACTCCATCATCGCAGGTGCAGCAGTGATCAGCCTAGTGTTTAAACGCTGTGAATGCATTGTCATAGACCGGTTGGTGCAGTCTGCGATCAGGATCTCACCCAATTGCGTGTGCGCCCAAACGGTGGTTTTGTTGGTGTGATACCAACTACTGGTTTCTATTGTCATGTCATCACCTACAGAATCGGTTGGTCAGCGGTGGCTCGTTCAAAGGCATCCTTGGTATCTTCAATGAACATGGCGACCTGATCAGTCGTGTTGTTCTCTACCAAGTACCACACGGTGATGTCATCGACCATCCACTGATTCTCGACCTTCAAGGCGGCAATGACCTCCTCATAGGTCATGTCATCGGGGTAGTCGGACAGCCATTGATTAAGGGCAAATTGTTCTGATAATTTCATTTTGTTTCTCCTGTGCTTAAACCTTCGGGTATCTCTACCTCGTCACCTAATTTGCTTGCAACGTAGCAGCGCATGGCTGCAATAAGAGGGTGATGCGGGTCGCGCCCATAAAAACTCTTGTTGTAATTGAAGTCTTTTTGCGCCACCCAATGGTCAACAACCCAACCAAGTTTTATCTTCTCTCGCTCAATAATCGGCCCACCTTGTGACCAGTCGGATAAGAAACCTCCCTCTTGATGACGGTGCAGACTATCGCAGTATTCGTCCGATAAATGTATTCCGTCGGGCGCAAGTAATCCTTCACACTTCGCCACTGCCCAGTCAAGGGCGACTCCTGTTAATTCTGCTGTCTTCATTCTGTATCTCCTTGATTAAATAATTCGGTTAACACATGACCAACTATCGCCGACCCATACATGAGCATTAGCTTGGATAGATATCCATCCATATCCCATGCAACTGCAAGCACAAGCACTGCCTGTGCTGCCATAAAAACCATATACCGTGCGTCCATTTTCATTCTCCTTTAAGCTGCTAATTTGATTTGTTTAAACGATGCATCACCAAGGTTGCCACCGTTCTCAACTACCACCGACTGTGTGTAGACCCTTGACACATCGCCACCTATGCCCACACCCACTGTGGTGATACCAAGGTTTTCTCCGCTGATGGCCTGTGCCCTTGTCGCCTCGATGTGACCGTACCCATCGGTCAGGACAAAGACCACCTTGCGTGACTCAGGGCGAGCGTACAAGATCTCATGGCTGTAGCGCAGTGCATGGTAGTCATTGGTTGACCCTGATGCCCTGACCTTAGCCAACAACTGCACAGTGGCAGGTACAGGCTTGGTGAACTCCTTCAACACTGCAACGGTTGACCCAAAGCTGACGATGGCTGTCTTGACCTGCGCCCGATTCAGGGTATCGAGCAATGCAGCAGCAGCGTTCAGTGCCTGTTGAATGCGGGTTACAACCACTGGGTTACCGTCAGCACCCCTGATAAGGTGTTTGTCCCACATTGACCCTGAAAGATCCAACATGATCACCACCGCAGAGTCCACACCCTCAGTCTCAAGGCGGCGTTTAAACAGACGGTCAGATGTCTTGATGTTGCAAAGGGATTTGACATTGATCGATCCCGCACGGCGGTTGGTTTGGAACTCGTCAGTGCCACTGTTCTCGAACAACTTCTTCACCTCAAAGCGCAGTCGTGCAGGTACATTGATATCGATCTCGAATGCATCGGTATCGCGTGTGTGCTTCTGTGCGCCCCGCACTTCTTGGACGGAGTAAGTACCGCCATAGCCTTGGCCTTCACCCAGTTTAGGCTCGACCTCGACAGCCTCGGTTTTGTCGGTTGGTGCTGTTGCCTGACCCACGCCTTGACCTTGGCCTTGGCCTGCGCCATTACCTGCGTCTTCACCCTGTTCTGTGCCCTGACCCTCACCTTCAACTCTTCCGTCCTTTTTAGACCCCTGTGGAGGCTTTTTAGGGGCATTCTTTGACAACCCCTTCAACTGGTCATGTACCCACTTCGCAAGCTTGAGGGTGTCAGTAGAACTTTTGCAGGTGTCTAAACGTTTAAACGCTTCCTTGAACACAGGCTCAAGGCCATTAGCCAGTGGGCACTTAACTGCCGCATGGTCACGCAGGTAGACCGCCAACACAAACGGATACTGGCGAGGATCTGCCCAGTCCTTAACTGTATCGTTGGCCTCGGTTGCCATGCTGTTAATGAGAGTCGAGAGCAGCGGGGCAATGTTGCCTGTCAGCCCTGCCTGAATGCCTTTGCGTTCGATCCATGCGTCCTCAATTGCGTTGTGCAACTGGCTCACATACTGATCCATTGAGCGAGCATCGAAGTCGGTGTACTTGCGGTGCAGCAACTCATGGATCACAAAGCCGATGTACTTGTCGAGCAGTGCCTGAGTCACAATTGCATCGTCAGCCACCGATGACAGGATGATGTCTCCTGCCTTGTTGATAGCAGCGGTGGTGATGCCATTCATCCACTCGATGGTAATCTTCATGCCCAAGTCAGCAGCGATCTTGTGTGCTGCCTTCTCTACGCCTTGGCGGAACTGGATACCGTTAATTCGTTTCATTGTGTGCCCCTTAAAATGGTACTTCTGTTTGCTCTGTGATCACTGGAATCACTGGAGTCGGAGTCGGAATATCTGCCAACAATTTCTCGATGTAATTTGCGCTGATATATGCCGACTTGATGCCTTCGATGGCAGTCGCTGACTCGGACGGTTGACGGTGACCGATGGACGCAGCCCATGCCTCATTCACTCCCAGTACAGCCACTGAGCGAACAAAGGCCATCACCTGACGGATCGATGGTGCATCCACAATATCGCCTGATGCTACCTTGGCACGGCAAGCGTGAACTGCCCTGAGAATGTGTTCTGCCAACTCAGGCTTGCAGCCAGTGTGACGGACAACGGCCTCGACCTCGGTGTCGATGTCCATGTGTTTAAACGCTACCACACGAGCGAAGCGGTCAGCCAGTGCGCTGTTCATGGATCGAGTCCCTGCATAGCGTCCTGACTCGTCACCGTTGGTCAAAGTATTGTCGGCAGCAAAGACCAACACAGCAGGGGCACGGCGGCGAACTGACCCACCGTAGGAGACAGCACTGCTTGGCTCTAGGAAGCCATTCAGGGTGGCTAAAGCCGCAGGATCTGCGTTGGTGATCTCGTCCAACAGGATCAAGGTGGCAGGGGTAGTAAAGGCTCTCAGGAAGTCACCCTCCTTGAACACGGTATCGCCATTCTCAAGGCCAACTGACCCGATGTAGTCTTCACTGGTGGTGTACTTGTGGAAATTGATCCGGCAGTATCCACGGCCTGTTTTAGCTGCGAACTGGCGCACTGTCTCAGATTTGCCTGTACCTTTTTCGCCACCGAACCAAAGGTTTTCGCCTGTGGTCTGAGAGAGCAAAAGGTGCTTGAGAATTCCCTTAGTCCAAACAAAATGGGGATCGACAGAGGGGGTACTGGCATCGTTGTAGATGTCAACCATCAA